CCCGCAGGAACGGGCAAGACGTTCACCTCCAAGAATTACGAGGAGGACAAGAGAGAGGTGTACAGGCTGGCTTGCTCCGAATTCTGGTCAAAGAACGACTTTATAGACGAGTTGCTCAGAAGCCTCGGCGAGAACGGCTTAGGCTACTCCAAGAAGGAGAGGATAAATAAGGCGATAGAAGCCATTCGCCGCAAACAGCACCCTCTCTTGGTGTTCGATGAATTTGATAAATTGAATGATAATGTGTGGTTCTTCTTCATTACTCTCTACAATGAGTTGGAAGGTAAGTGCGGAATGGTGCTGTTGTCGACGGACAGCATTGAGGTGAGGATTAAAAGGGGATTAAGATTGAATAAAAGAGGCTATAACGAGTTCTGGTCGCGTCTCGGTCGTCGTTGCGTCAAGCTGTCTGCGGTGGATTACGAGGACATCAAGGCGGTGTGCGAGGCGAACGGAGAGGTGCGGGCGAATGTGATAGAGGATATTGCGAGAGATAGCGAGGGGGATTTGCGGAGAGTAACAAGACGCCTGTACGGGGCGAGAAAGGCAGCGTAATAAATGAGGATGTGATTGTGGCAATAATTATGATTGCAGTATTCGGATTATCAATCTATTTTATAGCGACGAATAAGGAGGAATAAAAAATGAGAAAAAGCAGAAAAAAATATACACCGAAGGAGTTGCAGCTCTACAAGCCTGCAAGGGTGTTGCCCTTCACGGGCGAATGGAGGGACTTGGTCGGAGTTCCGGAGCGTAGCGGTGCGTGGATAGTGTGGGGACGTTCGTACAGCGGCAAGACGTCGTTCTGCCTGCAATTAGCGAAGTACTTTGCAGACTTGGGCGAAAAGGTAGTCTACCTCTCCTTGGAAGAGGGCGTAAGCGTAACCATGCAGAGGGCGTTTGCGAGAGAGTGCATGGATACGGTTAACGGAAATTTGCAACTATGGTGCAGAATGGACATGTCCGAATTAGAGGTGGAATTGAAGAAGCAACGTTCAGCGAATGTGGTGGTTATCGACAGTCTGCAATATTTCGGCATAAATCATGCGGGGTATAAAAGATTGCGGGAAGAGTTTCCAAGGAAGTTATTTATTTTTATATCTCATGCATCGGAGACGAAAGAACCGAGCGGGGCAACGGCAATTAAGGTTCGATATGACGCCTCGGTGAAGATAATGGTTGACGGCTTCGTAGCTTATGCGTTCAGCCGTTACGGAGGGGGTAAGCCTCTGACAATATGGGAAGAAGGAGCAAAAAAGAACACAACAAAGAAAGGAGAATTATATGACAGCAATGAAGAAGGAGCAATCGAGGATTGCGAAGAGAATGAACCTGTATCGGGCATTCTACGCGGAATTGAACAAACAGCCTTATCCGCAGATGAGGAAGGAAGCGATATTGAGCGAATACGGGGCTACGAGTACCAAGCAGTTGAGCATTACGGAGTTAGAGGAGGCAGTGAAGATGATGAGGAAGAGTTCTTCGCTTACCGCAGAGATAGAGAAGATGCGTAAGAGGGTGATTGCCGCGGCTTGTGCCATGCTTACGGAGATGGAAAGCGAGAGCTTCCGCAAGGCAGACAGCGAGGGCAAGATTGCCATGGCTAAGGCGGTAGCGGCGAGAGCGGCGAAAGCGGAGGACTTCAATCGTATATCGGCGGATAAGTTGAGAGCCTTGTACGGTGCGTTCCGCACGAAGGTAAGCGTAATGAGGGCGGTAGTGCCTGCGGCATTGGAGATTATAAACGACAAGAGAGATGGAGATGGAGAATAGAACGAGTGAGGAGTACTCGCAGGAACTTATGAGCTTCGCAGGTGATGAGGAAGCATTCAAGGAGATGGCACGAAGGTATAAGGCGGCAGGCGTCAGGGAGTATCACGCAGAACGACCACGCAAGCGGTATCAACGACAAAGCCCTCTTGACAAAAGCAAAACAATATGGGATAACTTATTCATAATCAAAAAATAATTACAGAAATGGAAAAAGCAATCGAATTATCCGCATTGACGGCGGAACAGAGAGCGGAACTCAAAGCCGCTCTGAAAGCGGAGGAAGCCGCAGCAGCGAAGAAGAGGCAGGAAGACAAGGAAGCCTATATAGAGTTGGTCGATGAGACGATAGGCAAGTGCTACGGGGATTTGTTGCATATAAGCAGAATGTTACAAGTGGCTAAACAATCGGTATTCGAGGAGTTTAAGGGCGTTCTCGCCCTCAAAGAACAGCTGTACGG